AATTCAATATCATCGCTGATTGGTATGTGTAGACGTAGAGCACCGATTGCTCCCAATGCTGCTAGAGCTGCTCCCAATGGTTTACAACAGGCTCGAAATGTGCCACCTGTCGTTCAACAACCAGCACCACAACCTGCACCAGCATTACAAGTAAATGCTCTACCCTTACAGGGTCCATCATCAAGCTCATCTTCTAAAGGAGCTACCACTCCAAGAAAAAGGGTACCTTCTAGTCGTTCAGGTCAGGCAAGCGCATCTTCTAGAAATCAAGGCTTTTCAAGCTCATCTTCTAGCAGTTCGTATCGACCTTCTGCAAGCTCATCTTCTAGTAAAGCTCCTCGAACTCCTAGAAGTCATTTGAATGCTGCACAACAAATCGCTGCGAATCATTTACCTCATCAAAATACACGCACTGTTGAAGAAATAGAATTTGAGGTGAGACGACGATTTCCAAATATATCATATGCAAATGCAGCCAGACATGTTCGTGAAAATCCAAGAAGAGGTGGAGATGGAGGTAGCCGAAGAACACGAAAGAACAAGAAACAGAACCGCCGTCGCACTAGAAAGTAATCCGCTCATATGATCAAAATGATATGATAACCGATAAGACGTGTTTGGCATGATTCCTAATCCCGGGTTTTGTACATTTTATATCTATCATATAGATGGCCACTGAACAAAAACCAAAGGAGACTCCTGCACTCCCTCCAACGAAGTCATTGATTGATCCTGTCTATTTTTCTCGATTTGCTTTCGTATTTATCATATTCTGTGTTGTATCGAGTGGATACATCTCTGAAATTCTATCATGCCAAATGAGATATATGTTTGAAATGAGTCTTTATTTTAGACATGCCGTTGGCATTTTGATGATTTTTGTATTTATTATGATGGAAGGAGGTTGGAGTTTTAATAAAAAGGTAGATGCGGCTGCTCCAAATAACTGGGCGAGTGGAAATGTGATCGATACCATAATCATGGCATCCATTCTTTATATCATCTTTTTGATAAGTAGTAAAAGTCAATTTTGGCCTAATATTATCTTTTTCTCTGTTTTATTACTGCTCTACTTTATGAATACACAGCGTGAATATTGGAGTGTTCGTAAACTCATTAGCAATGAAACAAATAATACTATTTTAAATATAGAATACGGGTTAAGTGGAGTTTCCGTTATCACATTGGTATATGGATTTATAGACTATATCAATTATCAGAAGGTCCAATATGGAGAGAATTTTAATTGGCTACAATTTATGTTAGGTGGCCATAAATGTGCAAGAATTGAAAAATCAAGGTCCAATAATAATAAAAAATAAATTGATTGTCCTTTCATTAGGTATATTTTATCGTGTATGATTTCATATATGATAAAATATGTTGTGAACTTTTTTCTAACCATGTTGTTTTTGCGAACTTTTTTCTAATCATGTTGTTTTTGTGCACTTTTTCCTAACCATGTTTTTGTGCACTTTTTTCTAAAAAGTTCACATTTGAGCCTTAAATGGTAGCGATTTTGTCCCCGCGCTCGACATATTCAACGGCTTCTCCAGAGGAACCGGTAAATGGCTGATATCATTCAAATAATACTGATAATGATCGATTTCTGATGTAATTCGTGGGGCAGACCAGTCCACCACCAGTTTATTGAGTTCTTGGATTTGCCCATCAATATTGTGCGGACTGTTCTTCGCGTACTGTAAATACATGGCACGCATGATCATTTTGAGTTCATCAACGTCCTGATCATCAATCTGATACTGTTTGGGTCCAGACATACGGTAGACCTCGTTTTTGATCGCCGCCTGGATCGCCATCGCATTTCTACGGGTGAAGAATGCGTCAGAAAGAGCAGTATGGTCCCAGTTGCCCCGGAGCATGTCGTCTGCAAAGCAGACTTCGGTTTGTTTCGGATAACTGAATCCAGCCGAATCCGGTACGGTGCTACCGGTCGCCGAGCGGGATACGGAAAGATTGACTCGCCCGTTCTGGCCGCCAAGACCATGGTTGGTGTACGGGAGTTGGAAATCAGGTAAGGGAGCACCGGCGGACATTCTACCAGCCGTCTGTGTTTTTTTTCTAAGTACTGATTATAAAATGTCATCGGTTACTCGTTTCATTCGCCAGATCCCCACGTCCAACACGTACTACAGCGCCCACGTCATTGCCGCTGCCCCCGCCACCTATTGCTACGAGTTCGCCCCCTCGGCCAGCAACGTTGTCGGCAACTACCCACCGGGCAGCATGAGCGCCGCTTCGCTCGCCCTCGCCGCCGCGGTTACCGCCGCCGTTGCCGCCGCCGGCGGTGCGGGCCTGAACCTGATCCTCCGTGATATGGGCAAGGTCGTCACGGCTCAAGTGGGCGGCTCGGGTGCCACAGGCTCTTTTCGTCAGGTGCAGCTCCTGAACGTCTCGTCTGCTGCTACCTTTGGTGTCCTCGGTGCGTCCAACACCCCCGACGCCCTCACTGACTACCTCACCTTCTACGTCCCAGTCGTTGTTCTCGGCCTTTCGAACGTTTCGGGAATTGCGGCCGTCGCCGCCGACTTGGCTCGTGCTGGAGGTGCTTTATAAATTGGTTCTTTCGTTTCTTTTCTTTATCGTTAACATCATGTCATTCATGATTTTAAAAATACGAAACGTTAGTAGAAGCCATGTTCAACATCTACATGGGGATCTTTATCGTAATTGCGATCATCGTGATTGCTGGTGGAACCTATAAGCTTGTTAATATGGATATTATGGTTACTGCATTCTTATATTTCGTAGGAACCCTGGCCCTTTTCATTATTTACGGAATCAGCTGGTTCTCCTCGAATTCCATATTTGCTAAAACTCCCGGTTCTTGGCCGCCGGCCTTGAATAGTTGTCCGGATTACCTGACCTACTTTGCTAGGCCCCAGGCCGACGGAACCACCAAGAAAACGTGCATCGATACCATCGGTGTTTCGAAGAACGGTTCATTAAAGGTCTTTCCTGTTGGCGGAGGTCCTGCACCCACCACCGAAGATTTCTACTTTTCACTTGACACCGCCCGTTCCGATCCGGCAGCCAGGAATGCTGAACTTTGCCAGCGTGCCATGACGATGGGACTCACATGGGAAGGCATTACCAACGGAGAAAGCTGTGTTCTTCCGGATGGATCCATTTCTACGGGTGGCATTACGAGTACCGCGGGATGCCCTGCAACGACTGCAACGCCACCAGCCAACTAATAAGTGCGTTTAACCCCCCTATAAACATTCTACGATGAGAGTGGAGAGAACCTCCCTCATTAGCGTTTATAGTTCAGTGGTAGAATGGCCCCCTTCCAAGGGGTCGACACGGGTTCGATTCCCGTTGAACGCATTGAAACCCAAACAAGGCATCCTTGTTTGGGTTTGAACACTTTGACAGGCGAATGAATTCGCCCGTTGAACGCATTTTTTAATAAACAAGTTATACTTGTTTATTAAACAACATTTGACTCGGCTACACCGAGTGGAACGCATTTAAAATCAGTATGGTTCCCATACTGATTTTAGACACTTTGACAGGCGAATTCATTCGCCTGTTGAACGCATTTTTATTATTTTTTAAACATATGTTATGATTAAAAAGTAAATGTGGACCAAAAAGGACAAGCTCCTCTTTTCCATCGTGAATCACTACGGGAATGCCTATCTTCAAAAGGAAGGCCAACAAATCATGAAAACCTTTCAAATGAAACAAGCAATCGCAGATCAATTCGGATATTATGATAAGACTCGCAACGTGTTTCATTGGCTGCAAGGGATCAATCAAATGATATACAAACTTTGCAAGACCCATTATTTTAGTGTATTTGGATCCAAAGAGACCATTCGAAAGCTATGTCAACCAACTGTTCACATAGAACCTCCTCATCAATACGTCATCCCCTATTTGGTCCAGTTCTTGAACGCCGCCTTTTCTGTTATTCCCTTCCACGAGAGCAATCGAACCGTCTATGGGATGGTAAGACTCGGAATAAAAGACTCCTTTAATTTTGGTGCATTTAACGCTTCCATGGGTGCCTATCGCCTATATGGTCTAGAACAAACGAAGCATAAAAAGCATGCGAATGTAAAGAGACGCCGATCATCTAGAAGATAGAATGGTACGCTCCAGCTTACCCCAAGAAGAAACAGCATGTCTTCATCCCGATATTGAAGAAGCCATGCTCAAATGGCTGAAAACACGCTCCCATCCTGCCTTTTTGTTAATCGGTCCTCCTGGCGTCGGCAAAACCACCATGGTCTATCGCGTATGCAAACAAGGCCATTTCTGGGTACAAGAATTCAACGCCAGCCATACACGAACAGGCTCCTCCTTTCGCCAAACGATCCTTCCTCTTCTCATTGAAACAGGCGTTAGCAAATGGATTCATCCTTCTACTCCCAATGGCCGCGTGGTTCTTCTCGACGAAATGGATGGTCTCTCGCAAGGAGAAAAGGGCGGTCTCCAAGAACTCCTCGATTACCTGAAATCCAAACGTGCCTTTTCCGACGATTGTCCCCTAGTTCTGATCTGTAATGTACTGGAAGGGAGAATCATGCAACAACTTCTCAAGTATTGCTGCGTTCATTATGTGAACATGCCCAATAAGGACAAATTGGTAGAGTTTTTTAAGAAGGAGATCCCAGATTCTTTGTATCAACTCGGAGACATTAGAAAGGTATCCCAGAGCCTCACCTATCACGATCAATCAGGTGGTCATATCCAAGGAAAAGAGGAATCATTGGATCGAAATATTCATGTTGCCATTCGTGCCGCATGGTTTACCTTGTTTGAGAATTGGGGAGAAAACGACGAATTGGATCTCGAAACCAAAGATGCAAATCTGGCAGGTCTTCTCTTCCATCAAAATCTACCCTTGTTTCTAGAAAAACCAACAAAGACGGAGAAACCATCTGCACCCTTTGAAGCCTACGAGGAAATTCTCGATTATCTACGATGGAGCGATCGTGCCGATTTCTGGGCATTCTTTCACCAATGTTGGAACTTATTACCCCTTTCCTATCGCCTGAAATTGAAATACCCCAATCTCTATCTTCAACAGTATCAAAAACCAAATAAGATCCCTGAACCCTCCGAATTGCAGTATACCATGGTACTCACCAAACAATCTGCACTCTTTAACGCCTGGAAGGAAATGAACCGCGTCGCCTATGAATACGATATTCCGTTTCGATGCGTCACCCAATGGGCCACCCATCAAACCGGTAAAATTTATGATACGCTTGGTGTTAAACTTGAATTTCCGAATGCAAGTACAGGATCTTCAGTGGCGTCGTTCTTCCCAGTCGCTGCATCGAGTGAATCAGCACCTCCTTCCACTCGGAAACGGGTAGTTCGTGGAAAAAAATCAAGTGTGAAGCCATAGGAAACGACATTCCTCGAATGGATTCAATTTGCGAAACAAATAAAATCTTGGTTTTTCCTTCCTGGAAATTGCGGATGGTTTTCCGTTCCATACATACATTATTCTCTAACCTTTCCGCCTTGATTCCCAGTTTATCCATCTCTTCAAACATTTGGTAATAGATATTGTCAAATGATGAATATACGATAAAGGAGTCCTCTCGATGATTCTTAAAAAGATCCATACAGATCTCCGTCTTGTTCTTACGAAGAAGTACATCCTCTGGCTCCATCGATCCCAAACAACATAGATTGGACGGGGTTATCCCTTCTCGGCAGGTCGGGCAGCGTGGATGAACTAGCATATTTCTCAAGATACATTTACCACAATAGATCTGATGGCAACAATCCAATATCGTTGGATATGAACTAGACTCTAAACAAATAACACACTCATTATCATTCATTTTACGTTGAATACGTTCTACTTTTTCGGATGCTTGCAATGAAAGATACTCGGTCGTTTTCATCCAAGGAACATTTAATGCTTGAAACAAATGGGGGATTTGATGCGTTCGAATCGTCGGTTCCATGCTTCGTGCCAAATAGAAACTGGTGAGGGATGCCATGGATACATTCGGGCGACATTGTAAATGCTCCTGCGTCATTAACGGTAAATTCATACTCATCTGAAGAATCTCCTTTGAACACCTCAGCACTAATTCACTGCGTTTAGGATGAAAGAAGGGCATATATTCTTTTAAGAAGGATGACTGTAATCCGTTCTCCAAATGGATCGTTATATTATCTAGTAGCCACTGCTCCAATTCAGGATGCAAGTCCACGCGATCTCTCAAAAAGTACATTGCACTTTTGATGATCGTCTGATGTTTGAATAGAAGCGGGATCCAATGACTTGTCATCAGCCATAAGAATTGAAATCGAAGGGGTGGATCGGATGAATGAAGATGAATCGATGATGCCTCGTCTATCACAATGGTATCCCATACGATCTGATTCTGATCGGCATATTCCTGAACAGCCTTATACGATTTATTCGTTGTTAGGACAAACGCACTTTCTCTCATGTTCTGAACAAGGGTGTCTCCTTTCAGGCCTCGTTTGGTTTCAATGGGAACATATCGTATGGCGGGATACGTCTTCATTTCCGTCTGCCACGAAGCAAATAGATGCTGTGGAACAATGACCAGATTGGCGGATCCTGTATTCTGCAGAGGTGAAATCTCATGGGAGAAAAAATACTTGGTCGAATGCGTAGATAATTCCGAGGTCATTCGTGGCGATGGTGCACGCGGTGAGGCTAAATATTCAATCATGCATCTTGTCTTACCCATTCCTGCCTGATCTCCCAGGATTCCTATTTTACCGTTTATCGCATGCTGATCGACCATGTATCCCCTCAACATCTTTTCACGATATCGATGCATTTCTTGTACCAATAACGTTTGATGTGGTAATAAGGTCTTTGATGGACTACATATCTTTGTTAGACTGCGATGATAAATATTATTTAATATGACCAGCTTGTCGTAATGATATTCTTCTGTCATCTCTTCTTATGATGATCTATTTCTTATTGATATTCTTTAGGTCAGGCTGGTATAAAAATCAAGAAGAAAAGGGTCCTTGATCCAATCCTTTAATGTATAGGAAGTATCCTTCTTTTTCTGTATGGACGACTTATCTACTGTATTATCTCCATGGCACATGACCAGGATCGTTTTCTTAGGATCCAATTGAATCATTGGATAACGATATCCCTCTAAAAAGGATTGCTCTTCCGCTTTGGAGACATATTCATCGTATCGATGTGTATCCGCATAGGACTTTCTCCAGGCCATCGTTCCATTGGTTGCATGATTTGATCCATAAGGACCCGTTTCCACAATCTTTTTGGTATTGATATTGTACAAGTGCATGATAGAAGAACCTGCCAATTGAATGGTGGGATGCTTTTGAAATGCGTCAACCACTGTTTGGATTCGATCGGGTGGATAAAAATCATCGTCATCCATGGCAATAATAATCGATCCGCGTGCCAACCGATTCAATTCATTTCGTTTGGCTCCAATTCGCATCTTTTCGTCTCGACGTTCATACCGAAGATTCGGGATGCAACTCTCTTTAAAAATGTCTTCTACCTTATCTCTTCCATCATCTAAAATAATCCATTCCATTCTTTCTTTGGGAAAGGTCTGTGTTTGATAGATATGAAGGAGGGCAGGAAGAAAGGCTCGGCGATTGTACGTAGGTGTGATCACCGAGACTTCGATCATTCTGATTGATTACTCTTTATTACTTTTAGGCGTTTTCGGGTGAGATGGGGCGTCTTTTTAGTTCTAACGTTGGAGGAAGAGGTGCTTTAGCAGTTGTGGTATTGGTTGCTGTATTGGTGGCATTCACAGTCATGGCATTCGCAGTCGTGGTATTGGTGGCTTTGGAATTAGTATTGGTATTGGCATTCGCAGTCTTTGTATTCGCAGTTGTGGCATTCGCAGTGGTGGCATTCGCAGTTGTGGCATTCGCAGTCTCAACGCTCTCTTTCTTAGATCTCATGGGAGCAAGACCATTTTTCTCTCTCTGTTCCGCAATCGTGAGAGGAACCGGTCCTGTTTTACCTTCTGGTTTCAATGCATTCAAAGAAATGTTCTCAGGTTGTTTTGAAATGGAAGGAGGAAGAGAAACAGGTTGATTGGATTCGTTCTTTTCATTATTTTTATTCTCTTGGATCGGCTCAGGAATCAATTTATGCAATTGCTCCATATTCTCATCAATCTTCTTCAGCTTCTCTACAAACATCGGCATTGATTTTACGTTATCCAAATAAGTAAAGGAATTTTTCAAGGACTCCATATAATCATTCATAATCAACAATAAATTTTTATCACCCCGTTCATTTCTAGGATACGTCAATGGAAAATTAAATAGATCTTTGAAGAAAGCGGCAGGAGCAGACGGATCAAATACCTTTACAGGAAGAACTGCCAGAATGGGAGGAACAATCAACGGTATTCCTCGCTTCTCCATCTTATTTACGTAATAATCATATACGAATTTACCTAGGTAAACGGTTCCTAACAATCCGACCGCTGCTTGACTTACATAACAGAGAACAAAAGTAAATACAAAATAAATAATACGAATCGGTGCAGGATACATGATCGATTCATTCACCACAAACATTGCTAAAATCAACGGAATGATGAACGTAATAAAGATATTAATCATGCGATCCTTGATTCGAAGTGCAATTTGTTTTATCTTTCTCAGCATCTTATCAGCAGATGATAGATTCGCCGACATATCATCCGATATCGTAGCAGAAGCCAGATCGCCTTCTATGTTATCGAGCGATAGACCGCCTGGGAGTTTATCTAGGCCCTCCACCGTATTCACTGAGGATTTCGATTCTGCTTTTTCTTTGGCATATTCGTTCGCTTCAGGGTCATTTACGATACCCTCTATCGTTTCTTTGAATCGATAGGATACTTTATTTTTCAGTTGAGACATGATCGAATCCACATCGATGTCCAACATTCTATGACCATACACGATTTTATTTACTCCTAAGATTACAAGGCATACTTCAACCCACCCATTCCTGAAGAAATGGTCACCCAGTTCAAACTCTCCACATACACAGTTATGACGTATTGATAAAATGTATTAGATGGCAAAGGTCGCACATTCAAATCCAATTGAAATGACTTAATTCGACTACTATTAATCGAACCATGTGGCTGGGTATTCGGAGAGGTGAGAGAAAACGGATAGACCACCAGGTTCGGATCGGGATCACCCTTGAGATATTTCCATGGAACCACCTGTGTAAAGTATGAAATGGGCTTCTCTTCTTGTAGTGGATTTCCATCTCCCAGAATGGTTAGTGTGTTCAGAATAGAAGCTTGTCCATTAAGAACCTGTACACCGGATGCGGACGTTAGATTAATCGTACCTGGCCATCCACCCCCTGTTCCAATAAATTGCGGTTTCATCGGATTGGTCCAGTTTGTGAAATTATCCATTTGGTTTCGATAGAGAATCGAATCGGAACGTCGTGGTAGAATCAGAATTCGTTCAATCGGATTATGCGTATCGAGTTCTACAAACTGACGATTCGTTATGTTATCAAATTGATACCGTGTCACCTGCCGTACCAGGTATTGTAATGCTTCACTTGAGAATTGACTACGTTCATCATCCGTCACATAAACATATGTCATCATGATCTGCGGCCGAAGAGGCCATGTATTGAGCAACGGATTCGGTGTTCCAATGTCTGTCAGAAAATTATTAATGGTGATGTCGGAAATACTCGATGTGGCGTTATAATATACATTTCCAGGCTGCAATGGGATCGGCGATGGGTTAAATTGATAACCTGGTGCGACTTGATATCCATTGATATCCAAGATGCGATACAGCTCACGAATCGGACGAAGGGTGAGCTGAATTTCACATTCATGATATTGCAGAGATACCAACGGAAGAGCCTCAAAGGTTGATTCCGCAAACCAAAATGGAAGAGGAATCTGAAGCTGTCTTCCATGAATGGAAGGACGATTGATGTTAGGAGGAGACGTAGTTGACCCGCTTGGGCCGTTATTATTATATACCAGAGGATAACCTGTTCCCGTGGTTCCACCTGCGTATAGACCATTGGCCGGATCATAGAGCTCGGGAATATTTCCCACCAATGTCTCCCATTTCTTGAAAGAATCCTTATCCAAATCGCATTGGGCTTTCGCGATCATATAACTTCCATCAAATTCCGGATTTTTTGACCACCAATATAGAATCCTACATTCTGCAGAATATGACATCCGATGTAATTGGCCCATGCAAAATTGTACTGGGAATTTCTCTGGCCCTGAGGCAACGTCAAATACTTGCAGAAGATATCGGGGAGATTGAAAACAAAATACAGATCGCGTACTAAATCGGCAACACGCTGTAATTTAAAACGAACCTGAATCGGCTGATCATAGGATAAATCCTGAGGACCATCCATCGAGAAGCTGACCGATTCTTCCGCAAAATGAGCATATTTCTTATAGGTTTTATAGAAATACGTAAAATCGGGGTTTCCACTTAGAATCACATTTTGTGCTCCGTACGCCACTAATGAAAAGAGTCCCCCTCCTGGCATTACTAGTGTTGTTCTAGTTAATCTATATGTCCTTTAGACCTACAGATTGACTTTATCATTGTACTACGATGATTATGTGGCAGCAGTTGTCCACCATGTATCCGCCAAATACGGGGCAGGATTCGCAATCGCCGATGAATCCATATTCGGAGAAGGTCCTTCGCTCATCATCTTCTGGATTTCAGCATAGCAAAGAGCATAACTGAAATAGTTCAAACGACTCAACATCCCTTTCATGGCACCAAAGACATCAAAACCATTCTCATCCATCGATGGAACCATCGCTTTTCTCATGGTGATACGACGTTGGCTAAAGCAGCACACATCCTGATAATTTTGATAAGGGGTAAAACCATCAAACGACATCTTCTTTGATAGGTTTCCATTGATATAAATCTCTAAGGAGTGATCCTTGCATACGATTCCAACATGAACCCATTTGCTTACTGGAAAGTTGTCGACTTCCACATAATTATTCCATGTCTTGTACGTATTCAGGTACACACGCAAGGTATTCGTATCTGAACGCATATAAACGCCGGGTGCCAATAATGGAAATTGCTGGGCAAATCCTTTGTGAAAAATGTGTTGTAGACCATATTCCTGTCGGAAGGTGGCCGGGTGAACATTCAAAAAGAAGGAATAGCTAAACTCCACTCCTGTTCGTTCGTTATTCGATAGACTGATCGGCTTTGATTGTGGTAGATTGGGATTCTGAGAAATCGATATCGACTTATTATCCGTACTGTAGGTGTCGGGTAATAATACGGTCCGACTCATCGATAACCGATTCATATAATTGTAGATGATCTCCGTAAAGACAAAGGTAAGATAAACAAGTATGACAATGACACCTGCTAGAACAGCCTGTGGGATGATACCGGATTGAGAGACATTCGATGACATTCCTACGGATTGGAAAAGAGACGATCCCATATTCGAAGATGTAGAAGGGGCGGGGCTAAAGAGGGACATCTTCTACCTTTACTACTTTGTATGATTTATTTTAGGACTACGTGGGATTGACGGTTGCAGCGATGCTAGGCTCAAAAAAGCTAATAAACCATCCAGCAAGTGTCGTAATCGGGATAGGTCCTGCCATATAATTCTTGTATACCGCCTCTGGATTCAATGCTGCATCATACATGGTCGTCGTTGAAATCTGACCGCCGAAACCACCGTATGCCAACAAGTTTGCGGAATAACCGCCTGCATCAACCTTGAAATTGGAGGGCAGAACACATGAACGTGCTAGCTTACCATCCACATAGGAATCCACCGTTCGACCATTCACCGCGATGGTCAGACATACCCAACGCTGCAGATCAATTTCGGGGAGATCACAGATAGGAGAGGAATCCAGAAGACCCGAATCGGTCTGAAGAACATTAAAGGTCATGTTCTGTGTCGCCTTATCCAAAGAGGGTGCCTGCGATGCCGTGGTACTGGAAGCAGTAGCGGTTTGATCACGTGTATGAAGACGAATCGATATCTTGGGCTTGTTC